CTCGTTCTTCCCCCCCACGGCGATGCCGGGGGACCTTTGGAAGGTACACCATGGCAGCAGGCCCGAATGAGAAAGCCGTCCGGGCCACATTGCGCCACCTTGAGGTCAGCGTCGTCGACGACGCCCTCGGCCGCCTGGCGGTGACGCTGGCGAAAGCACTTGACGGTGACGCAGGGATGGCGACAGCGGCCATCTCTCGCGAGCTACGGGCAACGCTGAGCGAGTTGGAGAGCCGCAATGGCGAAGAGACCGACGACTTCACCGACTTCCTCAAAGAGCTGTCCACCCCGATGGTCGACTCCAAGAACGGACCGCCCAACGCTGGGTGGGAACGTCGCTCGGATAGCTGAACTTCTCGGCACACCGCTGATGCCATGGCAACGACACGTTGCCGATGTGGCCTACGAGCTCGACCCTGACACCGGCCGCCTGGTGTATCGGGAGATCCGCCTGACGGTTCCCCGCCAGAGCGGCAAGACCACCCTGATGCTCTCTGCCATGACGCACCGCTGCGTGGCCATGGGCGGCATGCAGCGGGTCAGCTACACCGCCCAGACCGGTAAGGACGCTCGCCTCAAGTGGGAGGACGAACACGTCCCGGTGCTGGAGCGGTCAATGTTCTCGGCGCTGATGCAGGTGCGCCGCACCAATGGCTCCGAGGCGATCCGTTGGAATGACGGCTCGATCTGGTCGCTGATGGCGACCACCGAGACCGCCGGCCACGGTGCGCAGCTTGATCTCGGCGTGATCGACGAAGCGTTCGCCCTGGTCGATGACCGCCTCGAGCAGGCGATGAAGCCCGCCATGATCACTCGCCCGCAGCCGCAGCTGTGGGTGGTGTCCACCGCTGGCACCAACGACTCGCTCTACCTGAACGACAAGATCGACGACGGCCGCCTCCGAGCCATGGCCGGCGACACCAAGGCGGTGGCCTACTTCGAGTGGTCCGCCCCCGATGACGCCGACATCGCCGACGAGGCGGTGTGGTGGGAGTGCATGCCGGCCCTCGGCGTGACCGTCCCGATCGAGGCGATCCGCTCCGATTTCGAGTCGATGCGGGAACCGGAGTTCCGCCGGGCGTATCTGAATCAACGTCAGGACCGTGCGGCCCAGCAGCCGTGGCAGGTGATCTCCGAGCCCCAGTGGGGCGCCTGTGAGGATCCCCGCTCACGCATCGAGGGGCCGGTGTCACTGGCATTGGATGTGACCCCGTCACGTTCGATGTCGTCGCTGTGTGCAGCTGGTCTGCGCGCCGATGGCATCGCCCATGTCGAGGTGATCGGGAACCGACCGGGCACCCAGTGGGTGTTCGACTGGTTCACCCCCGAGCGTGTGCGTGAGTACCGCTCGATCACCATCGATCCTGTTTCGGCCGCTGGCTCCATGGCCGGCGACCTGCGCCGACTCGGCCTGCAGGTCAACGAGATCTCGACCCGCCAGATGGCCACGGCCTGCGGCAAGTTCTTCGACATGGCCGTGGCCGGCAATGTGCGCCACATCGGCCAGCCGCCCCTGTCGGGTGCGGTCGCTGGCGCCAAGCGCCGCAAGCTCGGTGATGCCTGGGCATGGCATCGCCGTGAAGTCTCCGTCGATGTGTCGCCGCTGGTGGCGTGCACGTTGGCCCTGCTCGATGTCATCTCGCCCGAGTTCGCATCGGGTGTTCCTTCGATCCTTGACCCGTGGGGTGAGTCTGTTGCGTGAATCACTGACCACGGTTGTCGAGCTCATCGGTTGTGCGTTGATCGTCGCCGGTCTCGCCATGGTGAGCGTTCCTGTGTCCGTGATCGCCGCCGGTGTGTCGGCGATCGGCATCTCCTTCCTGGTGGCAGCCCGATGAGTCTCTTCGCGAAGCGTGCCGCCATGGCACCCGAGCCGCTCTATGTCGCACCGTGGGTCACGGCGCGCAACTGGTCCGGCGAGGATGTCGACGAGACCAGCGCCCTCGAGGTCTCCGCCGTGCTGGCCGCAGTGTCACTGCTGGCCGACTCGGTGGCATCACTGCCGCTGCGTGCGATCCGCCACGTCGGCGATCGCATCGAGCGTGTGCCGACCCCGGCATGGCTCGATGGTTCGGCGACCGTGACCCGCTACGAGCTGATCCACATGATCGTGTCGTCGCTGGCCCTGCACGGCAACGCCTACGTCTTCATCGACCGCCGTGACGGGCTGCTGCCGGTGGCGCTGACCCCGCTGCATCCGTCGAACGTGCAGGTCACCGTCATCAACCGCCAGCGGACCTACACCGTCAACGGTGCCACCATCGGCCCCGACGAGATCCTGCACCTGCGCTGGTGGACTCCCCCGCAGGCCGCTGTCGGCCTGTCCCCGATCGCCATGCAGAAGACCACCATCGGTCTCGCCCTGGCGATGGAACGCCACCTCGCCCAGTTCTACGGCGAAGGTGCCACCCCGTCGTCGGTGCTCGAGGTCGAGGGTGATCTCACTGCCGATCAGGCCAAGGCGCTGCAGGCGACATGGGAGACCCAGAACCGTCGCCGCCGCCGGCCAGCCGTGCTGACCAACGGCATGAAGTGGCGCTCGATCTCCGACGATGCCGCCTCCATGGAGATGAACGCATCACGCGAGCTGCAGATTGCCCAGGTGGCCCGGATCTTCCGTGTGCCGGCCTACATGATCGGCGCCCGTGGCGAGTCGAACACCTACACGAACAACGAATCTGCCGGCCAACACTTCGTGACCTACACGCTGCTGCCGTGGCTGCGCCGCATCGAGACCGCCCTGTCGGGTCTCATGGCTGCGCCACGTGAGCTGATGTTCGACACCGCCGGGTTCCTGCGTGCCGATCAGATCAACCGCTACCGCGCCCACCAGGTCGGCATCATGTCGGGCTTCCTGACCCCGAACGAGGCGCGCGCCGTTGAGGGCCTCGAGCCCTACGAGGGCGGCGACGAGTTCGTCATGGCCCTGCCTGGCGCACCGATGGCAGGTCCCGGTGAAGATCCACCCCCCATGGGCATTGACGCGGAGAAGCCCGTCTGATGACGGCCACCGACGAAAGGTCCCCCATGGAAGAAACCCGTGACGGCGAGGTCGAGGGCATGTACCCGCTGACCCCCCATCAGGTCGCTCAGATCGAAGCGGAGAGCTCGGTCGTCGAGGTGTTCGGTCCCTACGATCAGGGCTCCGGCCCCGACGGCGCCCACTACGTGGCCGCCTCACCGTTCGCCGCTGATGGTCTGGTGTGCTCATCGTGCGCCTACTACGAGGGCCCGAGGGCGTGCGAGATCGTCGTCGGCGACATCGACCCCAACGGGATCTGCAAGAAGTGGGTGATCCCCGCTGCGCTGGTCGCCGGCTACGAGCCCGCCGACATGGCACCGGAGGATCCGGCTCCGATGCGGTCGATCACGATCGACGAGGAGACCCGCACCGCCAACGGTCGCACCGTCGAGTTCCGTGCCATCGATGGCCGACTCGAACTGCGCGAGGCCGGCGACGGCATGCAGTTCTCCGGCTACGCGGCGGTGTTCAACTCCGACTCCGAGCCGCTGCCGTTCATCGAGCAGATCGCCCCTGGGGCGTTCAAGCGTTCGCTGAGCTCGGGTCGTGAGATCCGCATGTTCAACAATCACAACACCGATCAGGTGCTGGCCACGACCCGCAACGGGTCGCTGACGCTGACCGAGGACAACCGTGGCCTGCGTGTCGAAGCGCAGCTGCCCGACACCACCCTCGGTCGTGACCTGTCCACCCTGATCGCCGATGGCACCGTGCACTCGATGTCATTCGGGTTCAGTGTCCCCAGGGGCGGCGACTCCTGGTCCGAAGATGGCAAGACCCGCGTCCTCAACGAGGTCGTGCTCCACGAGGTCTCCATCGTCCAGGGCTTCCCCGCCTACCCCGAGACCTCTGGTGCATCGGTTCGCACCACAGATGAGCCTGCCCAGCCGGCAGCGACCGTCCCGGTCGCGCTGCTGCGCAGGAGATTCGAGTTGGACGCCAAGCGCGTCTGACCCGTTCGCGGCCCGGATTCGTGCCCGGAGCGCATTGCGCCACCACCACGAACACCACCTGCATGCAGCACCCACCATCCATCCCCTTGCCATTAGGAGGCAGCCATGAGCGACGAGCTCATCAAGCGGCTGACCGAGAAGCGCGCCAGCGCATGGGAGCAGGCCAAGGATCTCCTTGACGCTGCCACTCTCGAGAACCGCGATCTGTCGGCTGAGGAATCCGCTCAGTTCGATCGCATCAACGAGGACATCGACGCCCTCGACGCCCGTGCCAAGAAGATCCTTGAGGTCGAGGCCCGCGAGCGCGCCATCTCCGAGAGCCGTGCGGCCCTCGGTCTTCCCCAGGACTTCACCCCTGCCGAGGTCAAGCAGGCCGAGTCCGACGCCGAGATCATCCGGTCCATCGCTGTCGGTGAGCGTCGCGCTGCGTCGTTCGAGCACCGCGATGTCACCACCGGCTCGACCGGTGCCCCGGTCCCGACGAACTTCTACAACCGTCTGGTAGAGCAGCTCGTCCTCCAGGGCCCGATGCTGGATGCCAACGTCGTCACCATCCTGACCACCGATTCCGGTGCGAACCTCCAGATCCCCCGGACCAGCGGTTACACCGCCCCGGCGATCACCTCTGAGGGTTCGTCGATCTCCGAGTCCGATCCGTCGTTCTCGGCGTTCATCACCCTCGGTGCGTTCAAGTACGCCGCCACCTTCCAGCTCAGCCGTGAGGTCGTCGAGGACTCGGGCATCAACCTGCTCGACTTCGTCGCACGTCAGGCCGCTGTGGGCATGGGCACCGCCGTCAACGCCGGCCTCACCGTCGGTACCGGCACCACCCAGCCCAAGGGCATCGTGGCAGCTTCGACGCTCGGCGTGACCGGTGGAACCGGTGTCGCTGGTGTGCCGACCGCTGACAACCTGATCGACCTGGTCTACAGCGTCGGTTCCCCGTACCGCCGTCGTGGTGGTTCCTGGCAGATGCGTGCAGCGACCCTCGCTGCGGTCCGCAAGCTCAAGGACACCACCAACCAGTACATCTGGCAGCCGTCGCTGCAGGTCGGCCAGCCCGACACGCTGCTCGGTTTCCCGGTGTTCGAGAACCCCGATGTCGCCGCAACCGGCACCGGTGCGAAGTCCGTCATCTTCGGTGACGCCTCTTCGTACTACGTGCGTCAGCGCCGTGGCATCGAGGTCGCACGCGACGACAGCGTCGGCTTCGTGTCGGACCTCATCACCTTCCGCGTGACGTGGCGTGGTGACGGCAACCTGCCGGACACCGCCGCTGTCAAGCACTTCATCGGTGGCGCTTCCTAACCACCGGTAGCAGGTCGTGAGCTGGGCCGGCGCTTTGCCCGTGGGCGCCGGCCCGCTCACTCCACCTGGCTTCACCCACTGGCTGACACGGGAACAGGAGTCATCCATCATGGGCAACAAGAGGAACCGCAATGCTGATCGAGATCAACGGCTTCATCACGGATCTACCGGACGAGATCGGCGAGGCGCTGGTGCTGGCAGCTCGCGCACATCGGGTGGAACCGGAATCCTCATCCACTCGAACGCCCCGTGGGCGGGCACAGGGTACGGCGTCCAAGCCGCGAACCTCACCCGCCAGATCAAAGCCACCGGCCGCCCGGTCACGTTCTCGAGCAACTACGGGCTCTACGGCGGAATCACCGACTGGGAAGGCGTCGAAGTCCTCCCCAACGGATACCACCCCTACAGCTGCGACATCCTCACAGCGCACACCCAACACGCCGCGCAAACGACAGGCGCCAGGACCGCGCTCCTGACCCTGTTCGACACCTGGGTGTATGAGTCCGCCAGCATCGATGGGATCGATCTGGTCGCCTCCTGGGTGCCGATCGACCACCTACCGCTGCCACCCAAGGTCGCAGCTTGGTCAATGCGGCCGACGGTCATGTCGATCGCCATGAGCCAGTTCGGACTCACCCAGCTGGAGCGTGCCGGCATCGACGCCGAGTACGCCCCTCACAGTGTCGACACCGACACCTTCCGGCCCGGCGCCACCATCGATGGTGCGACAGGCCGAGACATTCTCAAGATCCCCGCTGATGCGTTCGTGGTCGGCATGGTCGCCGCCAACAAGGGCATCGCCCCGCTGCGCAAAGCGTTCGGCGAGAACCTGCTGGCCATGGGCGAGTTCATGGCCCGGCACAGCGACGTGGTGCTGTACATGCACACCGAATCCCGTGGCGCATCCATGGGCATCGATCTCAAAGCACTGGCCACCGCCTGTGGGATCCCCGAGGATCGCACCGTGTGGGTCGACCAGTGGGCCTACTACGCCGGCCTCGGCCCCGACATCCTCGCTGCGATCATGGCGTCACT